CAAACGCGAGGTAACACATGTATGCAATAGTAAAAGACGGTGCAATCACCGCAACAGGAACAATAAAACAATTATTCCCTAATACTTCGTTTGCAGGAGGCGTAGCCAATTCTGAGTTCAAAACATCTGAAGGTGTAAAGGATATTGTTCACGGAGAACAAAAAGACCAAAGATATTATTTTGTTACACAAGGGGATATAGCTCTTGTAGATGGTGTTCCTACGCAACAGTATACGAATACTGCTAAACGTCTAGCAGATGAAGATGCTAAAGATTCTGATGGTAATCAATTATATGTCCAAGTATACGATCCTGATTTTGATAATGGTGAGGGCAATGAAAAAGGCAAAATGGTTGACACAAGCACTAAGCAAATCAACCAAGGGGTTAAAACACCCTGTTTAGGTGAAATTAAGGAAACTGCTAACAAGCTATTGTCCAAAACAGATTGGATGATTATAAGAAAGGTAGAGCGTAGCGTTGATTTGCCCTCTGCTACAGAAACTTATCGTGCTGCTGTCATCAGTGAAACAAGCAGATTAGAAACAGCAATAGCTAGTGCAGCAGATGTAGATGCATTGGCAACAGTCATGGCAGGACAAAACTGGCCTCAAGAGGACTAAGAAATGAAAATTTTAGCCTTAGTGTTATCAATCTTTTTAGTCGGCTGTCAGACTAGCAACATGGAGTATTATCAGGCAGTCATCGAGCAATCGAAAAATCAGTCTGCTGCGATACAAGCTAAAAGTTCTGCCCTTGCGTCACTTGCCAAATCAGATAGCGGGGCGGGGTCATCTGCGGTACTAGCACTTGCGTTAATGGACACGAATGTAAGTCAAAACATCATTCCACAAAAATCGGCGGTTCTTGAATGGTCCACCATTGTGGCACCCCTGGTCGCCAGCCTCGGCACCAGTTATTTTGCCAACGATACGCAAAAAAGTATGTCGCGCCATAATTATTTAACGAATGTTGAACGAATAAAATCGGAGTCATCAAAAACTGCTGCAATGTTTGGACACCTGGGAACTCAGAGCGACAACATGACCACCATTTCGATGGGAGGGTTCGACGCCGTAAATAAGGCCGGAGCCCAAAGTGTCGAACTTGGCTTGGGTCTTGGCCTCGCTTCTATAAATAGTTCTGGTGGGTCGGGAGGAGATAATTCCGCGATATTGGATGCGTTAGGGAATCTTAATTGGCCTGATTACAGTACCAACTTTAAAGAAATTATGGACGCTCTCGGTGGAATAACCATACCGGATTATTCAACCGAGTTAGACGATATCTTGTCCAGGCTAACTGCGGGGGTTACTACCTGGACGCCAGGTGTAAATTGTGTCTCAAACGGAAATGGCGTCATTGGGGTTGGATCAAGTACAAGCGCATTACCAGTTTGCCCGAACTAAATGTATCGAGTGATGGAAGAGCAAGAAATTGAAAAACTTATTGACCGGGCTGCTGAGAGAGCAGTTAAGGCAGCGATGAAAGATTTAGGAATCAGTAACAAAGATGTTTATGAGTTGCACAATTTATTAAGTACATACCGCGCAATTCAAACAAGCTTTGTAGCAACAATAACAAAAGGGGTCACGTTGCTCGTTCTGGGGGCGATAGGCGTGGCGGTGTATATGCATGAGAGAATATAGAGAAATGATCAGTGGACCCCATAACTATAGCAGTAGGCTCTTTTACGGCGATCAAGACCGCAGTGTCGGCGGGTCGAGAAATTCAAGACTTGGTAGGGGAGATCGGCAAGCTCTATTCAGCACTGGATCAAACAGCAATCGACCATCAGAAAAAGAAAGACTCGACCCTATCAGCAGACGAGCAAGCACTCAACACCTGGATAGCTCGGAGAAAAGCCCAGGAAATCGAAGACGAACTGAGAACATACATTCAATATACGTTAGGGAAAAATGCCTGGGAGGAGCTCGTCCAGGTCCGGGTGGAGATCAAAAAGAAGAGGCGCGAACAAGCGATTCAAGAAGCGCGAATTCGTCGAGAAAAAAAACGGCAATCTATGGCGATATTCGGGCTCTTGTTCGGGGCGGTGGTAGTGTTCGGGACTCTCATGTACATGTTCAACGCAATGCTTGAGGCCCGAATGTGAGTGAACATAATGGTTTTTGCTTTGGTGGTAATAATCGATGGTGAAGAAGTGAGTTCAAAACAGATGTTATTTAGAGATTTGAATCGGTGTCGTTATTTTGCAGATCGAATTGAAGATAAAGAAAGCAAGGTGACGGGGTATTGTCATCCAAAATTGGTGAACAAGAACGGAAAGGTGTTTTACGATTGAGTATAGTTAACGCATTGATAGGACCTGTGTCTGGACTGCTGGATAAGTTTATTCCAGACGCTGACGAACGTGCAAAGCTTGCACATGAGATTGCAACGATGGGTGAGAGACACGCCCAGGAAGCTATGCTTGCACAGTTGGAAATTAACAAAGCTGAAGCGCAAACCGGAAGTATTTTTATTGGAGGTTGGCGTCCAGCGGCTGCCTGGGTTTGTGTGTTTGGAATGGCTATGAACTACATAATTACACCTCTCGCAAATTTTGGATTAGGGCTTGCCGGGTCGGAAATAAATTTACCTTTAATCGATACCTCCACAATGATGCCTGTACTACTTGGAATGCTGGGATTGGCCGGAGCTCGATCAGTTGAAAAGATACAAAGAGTGTCTAAGGAATAGTTATGTTTGGATACGGTGGAATGCCTTCATTTTTTGGATCTTATTCTCCTTACGGGGGTGGATTTGGCGGTGGGTACGGTGGATATGGAGGCATGCGTCAAATGAACCCTTACATGGGTGGAGGCTTCGGCGGTATGCGTCAAATGAATCCCTATATGATGGGGGGTGGCTACGGTGGTCAAATGCAAGCTAGTCCATACTCTCGTTTCGGTGGCATGGGTGGTGGTTTTGGTGGTTTTGGTATGGGCGGTATGGGCGGCATGGGTGGTATGTTTGGTATGCCGAGATTCAATCCGTACATGATGCAATCTTTTTTTGGGTCTATGCAGCGGCAGCAACCACAAATGACTGAAGCGGGTCCACAACAAAACTCAACATTTAATAAAGCAGTTCAACCCCCACAATTTAGTGTGTCCCCCCAGGATCATATTCCCGCTGGTGGGCCTAATCTTCCAATGCAACAAAAGCCAGGGCCACTCAGCGGTGTTGAGTTAGCACGGCAGAACGATCCACGTTTACGTACTTCAATTAACCGGGGGGTTAATTAAAGAGTCTTAAAAAATAAGGTAATGTCCACTAATGGGGACGCTGCGTTATCCAGAGGCCAAGCCGGAGAACATTTGGCAGCCTCAATTCTCAGAGAAAAATGTGACTTTGTCGCGCCTATTGAGTCGGGAAATGCCGATTTAATTTGTCGATATAAAGGGGTCTACGTTTCGGTTGAGGTTAAAACAACCTCGTCAGAAAAAGATAACAGAAGCCTGGGTTTTTCACTGAACAAAAAACAAAACAACTCAGCAGATTTTTTTGCACTTTGCGACATATCAAAACGAATTTGTGTTTTTAAAAAAGTTAAAAAGAATCTGAAATTTACGAGAATTAAGAGAACAGAATTTACACGCGAGAATGAACAAGCGAGTTTAGAAAGAGCTTTAAATAATGCGAGAAAAGTTAAAAGAAATATTAATTGAACACGAAGGCTGGAAAAACAAATCTTATGTTTGTACAGAAGGTTATGTAACTGTCGGCGTGGGAAGAAATTTACAGACACTTGGGTTGAGTGACCAAGAGATAGAGTATCTTCTCGACAATGACATCACACGGGTTTTGACTGCTTTAGAAACTCGCTACCCCTGGTTTTCAGTTTTAACTGCTAACCGACAAACGGTAATCGCAAGCATGGCGTTTCAACTCGGATTAATAGGGTTTGATAAATTTGAAAGGTTAAAAAAAGCAATAATGGATTTTAGATATAAAGATGTTCCCTCAGAGATGCGGGATTCTAAATGGTACAGCCAAACGCCTAACCGTGTTGAGGCACTAATTGAAATTTGGGGTGACTAAATGGCACTTGAATCGGCAACATATATAAATGGTCTAGTTGCAACGAACCCGACATCGACGGACTCGGTCAGCCAGGGTGATGATCACATTAGAGTTATTAAATCTACGTTACTGGCTACTTTTCCAAATGTAACCGGGGCGATGACCGCAACTCACACAGCTTTAAATACGGCTGCGACCTTATGTGCTGCCGCCACGGATGCGAACACCGCATCGACCATTGTGAAACGAACCTCTGGATCTGTGATTAACGCCACTACGTTTGTTGGGAATTTAACAGGCAATGTGACGGGCAATCTAACTGGTGCGGTTACAGGTAACGCATCTACTGCTACCACTGCTGCTGCCTGGAGTACTGGGAGAACTATCGCATTGACAGGCGATGTCACTGGCACGGTTACCGGGGTGGACGGGTCTGGAAACGTCAGCATAACCACCACCGTTCAATCTACCACTTCGGCAAATAATACAGTTGCGATCTCTTCTGTAACTGGATTGCAAAGTGCGCTTGATGGAAAATTAGCTACTACCGCCAACGCAGCTACAGCATCTGCCTGGGCTGCCAATATGACCTTAACTTTTGGTGGCGATCTTTCCGGCTCAGTAGCGTTTAATGGATCAGCCGGGGTGACGGCTAGTGTTCAGGTCGCTGATAATTCCCACTCACATACCATTGCAAATATAACAAGTTTGCAGACTACCCTGGATTCAAAACTTGGCAGCACTGCTACGGCAGCGAACTCTGACAAGATCGACGGTTACCACATCTCAACTGCGAGTAGTGGAACAGACTCAAGTACAATTTATTTTAGAACATAACTATGACTATATATGTAGGATCAACACAGATTAACGACATAAAGATTGGATCGACTGCGATCAATGAAGTGTATGTCGGTTCAAATTTGGTATGGTCCAGGGGTTTGACAGTCACCGAGGGATATTTAGTTGTCAGTGTTTTTGGATCCAACTTATATTACTACGGATATAGCGCACCTCTATCGTTTGGTTCAATCAGTGGCAATATAAATGGTGCTGCGGTAAATGCTTCTTACTTTCTCGGAAGTGCAATTTTTGTATTGACACTCTCAGGGAACAGAGCTCAAAACTTTTTCACAAGCATCACCCCACAAGGTCATGCAGCTTTAGCGAGTTCCGCAGCTTCAAGGAGTTATGACTCATCGAATGGTCGAACGACCTGGACCTGGACAGGTACTTCAAGACCAAGCAACTGGGATGGTTCTGGAACAAGTACATTGGTGGTTACATAATGGCTGTTGTACCATTAAGAAATATTGGCCAGGGCGGTATTGTCACCGACCAAGACCCCTACGATCTGGAACTGACTCAGTTTCCAACGGGGAATAATGTTTCATTTGAAAGTGGTCGAATTGGTAAAGCGAATGGATATAACCTGATAACAAATTTATCTTTCCAACCTACCGGGTGCGGTGGGTTTTTGTTGGATAGTTATAATTCACTTATTGTTGGAAGTATAAACAAGCTTTATAAATTTAATGGCTCAACCGTTACTGATGTAACCAAAACAAGTGACGCGACAACATACAGTAACTCAGCTAGGTGGGAACTCACCCAGGCGGGTCGAGCGATCATTGCGAATAACGGTGCAGATCCTCCTCAATTTCTTTTGCACTCTGGTTCTCGTTTTGCTGATCTAACCAACTGGCCTAGTGGAGCTACGACCGGGTCCATTAAAAACTTCGGTTCATTTATGGTGATGGCTGGGTACAACACCTCTGGAACTCAGCATCCGTTTACGGTTCGTTGGTCAGATGAATTTGACTCGACCACAGTTCCTGATGATTGGTCGATTACTTCGACTACAAATCTAGCGGGTGAAAACATTTTGTCCGGGGCAAATGGAATTCTTGTTGATCAGTTGCCTCTTAATAATTCAAATATGATCTACGCCGAACGCGGTGTCTTCGCTATGGATTTCATCGGAGCTCCGTTGGTGTTTTCATTTCGAGAAGTATTTAATGATGATGGAATTATAAACCGTGGTGCGGTTGCCAGCTTTATGGGTCAACACCTGGTGGTTGGTCAGAGAGACATTTACATCCACAACGGATCAACTAAAAGAAGCCTGGTGGATAAGAGAGTGAGAAGAACTTTTTTCAGTGAACTGCGAGATCCTCGGTCGGTTTTTTGTCAGGTAGTCGCTGCAAGGTCTGAGGTTTGGGTCTGTTATGCAACAGACGGTTCGGCAGATGCTGAGACTGCAAACAAAGCACTCGTTTATAATTACAGCCAGGACGCATTCACTTTTATCGACATACCAAATTGTCGAGCTCTAACAATCGGAGACAAGTTAGTTACCATCGGTGGGTGGGATACTTTTTCCACTGATTGGAACGAATCAAACGATTATTGGTCATCTGTTTCCCCCGCACCCACGACAGATAGGATTCGTATTTACGGTGCGTCTTATTCTGACAACAAAGTGTATGAGTTCAATTCGGGGTGGTCGGCAAACGGGTCGAGCTATAACGCATTTTTGGAAGCTCCAAAAATCGATTTAGATAAGGTGTTACAAACAAGCACATCATCAGTAAAACAGATAAGACAAATTGTCCCTCAAATTGAAGGAAGTGGAAATCTTACTGTCAGAGTTGGCGCAAGCAACTCACCCCAGGGAGGAATCACCTGGCAGCCGGAAAAAACTTACACGATCGATTCCGATTACAAAATTGATACGCGGGTATCTGGAAGATATTTAGCACTGAGATTTGAATCTACATCGGACACGGATTTCTGGAGAATAACGGGTCTTGATTTGGATGTTGCGGAGGTAAGTGGTCGATGAGCTATCGAGCAATGCCAACTAACGCGACTGATCCTGGCGAAATATCTCGGTGGGCTTTTGGAGAATTAACAAGAGTGTCTTTGTCACTTGATGATCAAAACACGTTAACGGTTCCGCTATTAAATGCGGCACCAGAGAAACCGCAAATTGGACAAATAATTTTAGCGGATGGAACAAATTTTAACCCAGGTTCTGGTCGAGGTCTTTACTATTACGACGGAACCTGGAAACACATAGCATAGGTAAAAATTATGGGACTTTTTAGTTTCGGAAGCAGTAAACAATCTCAAAACGCCAGTAGTAGCGCGGATAGTTATGTAGATCCTTACCAGCAGCCATTTTTAAATATTGGTAGAGGACAGGCACTAGGTCTTTTACAAGGTCAGGGCTTTCCCGTTGAAACGTATGCTGGTCTTAATCCGATGCAGCTTAACATCCTCAATCAGCAACAAGGTTTTGGAAATCGTTTAGGGACAGTAGGATCTAATCTTTTAGGCTCTGGAGCTAACCAGGGTCAGACCGCGTGGAACAGAGCTTTTAGTAATGCCATGGGTTCAGGTAGTAGGGGAGATTTTGCTGGACGCCAGGGTGCTATGGGTGTGGGTTCCGGGTTAGCGGGAAGAGGTAAAGGTATTTCTGCTGCAACCGGGTCAGGGCTCAATTCTGGAATGGTCCAAGGACTTGCGGGAATGGGTAAAACCATGGACGCTGCCCAGAACCAGGGGCTGAATCTCAGTTCATTAAACAGAGCAATTGATAATGATTTACTTTCTGGGCAGATCGATTCAGCAAGCCGTGATGTAGTTAGGAATTTAAAAGAAGGACAATTACAAAACATCGCCAGCGGTGCAGCATCCAGCGGCAACACCGGATCAAGTAGACGGGCGGTGATGGACGCGATTGCTGAACGAGGTGCAGCAGACAGGATTGGCGATATCAGTTCTGCGATCCGAGGCAGTGCTTATCAAACCGCCCTCGGAAAAGAATATGAGCGTGCTGGTCAAAATGCTGCGTTACAGCAAGCTGCGATGTCTGGAAACGTCAACGCTTACAATCAGTTGATCGGCCAGGGCGCGGGAATATCAGAGCGACAAATGTCCGGTAATTTAGCTCGAACCCAAGGAGCCGATCAGTTTTCTGCCGGAGAATATAATCGCTTGTTAGGACAAGGTACTTCGGCGGGTCTTAATTTGTACGGTCAGAATTTAGCTGATCAAAGATTCGGCACAGAGCAGATGGCCGGGTTGAGTCGGGATGCTTACGATCGAATGGCTACTGGTATGGGAATGGGGACAACAGGTTACGATTATCGAATGGGTGTCGGAGATCGACTCCAAGATCATCAACAGAACTTGCAAGATCAGGCGTATCGTTACGCGATGGGACCTTACAGCAATCTCGATTACTACATGAACATTATCGGGCCACCAACTGTCTTGAACCAGGCTCAGTCAACGAGCTCAAGCAAAGGCGGTTCCACAAGCTTTGGATTTTAGGGGTAGCGTATGGCAACAAATCCACTTTTATTGATGGGACCGGAACCACTCGGAAGAGGTGGACCACTTTCCGAGTCGGTTAACATACCCGAAGGTTATTCGGTCGAAGATTATAGGGACATTGCTAGGGGGAGAGACACCCTTATGGGGCAGTGGTCTTCTTCTTTTCAAGCTGCAAATAATCGTCTACCAACACCGGAGGAGATAGAAAAACAAAAATTAAATTTTGTAGGGCAAGGGTATACTAGGATGCCTGACGGTTCGGTGCGCGACATTCGATCTTTTAATGCTCAAGGGCGTGTTGAACAAGCGGCAAACCTTTATGACCGGATCGATCAAGAGTACCAGGACTTTGAAGACAGCACCTTCTATAAGGTCGGTGATGCAATGTCCGACGCTGCCAGGGTCGTTCTCTCTCCGCTGATATTTCTTAAAAAGTTAGGAGGCCAGGACACTACAAATTTACTCGACCCCTCTTACCGGGTTAGAGCAGGTTACAGTGCATCGCTTACAAGTTTACAGAAACTCGCTGCTGACAATGTTGAGCTCATGCAAAATGCTTCACAACTTCGAGATGCTGAAAGATTTGCCAGAGTAAAAGATGAAACCGATCTTGCTAAAACACGGGCAGAAATATCAGGAAATCCTTTCGGCCTAGAAGGACAAGAGTTGTCCGACTATCAATACGGAACTGTGTCATTGGGATTAAACCCGAATGATGTGTTAAACAGCATGCCTGAGATAAGACAACAGCGTCAAGAAAGCGAAGGAAAAATCATAAGGATAGCGGGAAGCCCTTACCGAGTAGAACTCTATAATCAAGGTAAAGGATATGCTGAAAAATATGATAAAGGTGGAGAGGGATATAAATCTGCAAAAGAAGGGTATTTAAAATTCCTATCCGCTATTAACGATCAGACTGGTATTGGTGACATGACTGCGTTGGTGCAATTTGTCAAAACCTTAGATCCTACCTCGGTTGTTCGGGAAGGTGAATTTGCAATTGCCCAATCTTCTTTCGGTTTGTTTAATGAGTTAAAAGCTAAAATTGCAAACTACAAAGATGGAGATAGATTGTCCGACGACGCCAGAAGAGATTTACAGACTTTGGCGGGTAAGTTGATAGAAAGCTATGATCAAGAAAATCAAAACAGATACACAAAATACACTAAAAAATTATCAGACATCGGTTTTGATCAAACCGGGGTTCAACACTTTATCGGTGATATGGCGTTAGGTCTTGATATTTTACCCACGGAACAGACCACAACTAATAACCCCACTCCAGGGGAGCGAGATGGAACTGATGCAGATACCTGGCGGTAACTTAATATGAAAGTTGATATGAAAGGGCAAACACAAGACACTGACTCCAGGGCGGTAGCACAGTTCAAATTATTGAATGAGGCGGTGTTAGCTCTTGACGCTCAGTTGTCGAATCCCATGATGGACCCACGGATGCGTGTCCAATTAAAACAACGAAAAGAAAGCATGATAGATACCGCTAAAGCTATTCAAGAATCTGGGCGAGTGTTTGGTGACAAAGAGCTCGCCCGTGCAGTTGCTCAAGGGGCAACCTTTGGTTGGGGAGATGAGATAGAGGCAAGGTTTAGAACACTTGGAAGCGATCGAGGTTATGAGGTTATAAGGGATGAGATCCGCGAGGACATAGCTGCAACAAAAGAAGCTTATAAACTACAAGCTAATGCGGCTGAATTTGCTGGCGGTATGGCGGTCCCTGGGGGCGCACTAAAAAAGGTTTACGATGGTGCTGGAAATTTACTCAACCTCGCTGGGCGAATTGCCGGGGTGGGTGCTACTGGTGGGTCAATAGCCGGGGCGGGTTATTCTACTGGTGAGACATTACCAGAGATAGGAACTGATGCGGCTATTGGTGCTACCACAGCGGCGGTTGCTGCTCCCGCGCTTGCAATTGGTGGTCCCGCTGCGGTTTCTACGGCGGGTGGAGTTTTAAAAAGAATGACACAAGAACCCGGTGAGCGAGCAGACTCTATCATTGGTCGGTTAATGCGTGAAAATAACATGACCGCTGAAGGTGCCACTCAGATACTCGAAAACCTGGGGGAAGATGCGGTCCTGGCAGACTTAAATCGTGGACTGCTCGGTGCGACTGCTGCCGCAGTGGGAAGAAGTGGATCTGCTGCTGAACGTGTAAAAGAACTAGAGGCCAGGCAAAGCCGTAGCCAAGGAAGATTGATAGATGACCTGGAGACAGGTACAGGAGCCAGCGTTGCTGATATAACTGAAGAAGCTGCCGAGAGAAGGCTATTACTGAAACAGGAAGCAAAAGAAAATTATGATGCTGTTAGGTATGAGACTGTTCCACGGTCTGAAGTGGCTAATATTTTAGATGGTCCATTAGCAAAAAAAGCGTTGAAAAAAGCAGTAGAAGGAGCTAATCAACGTCGGGGAAAACTTGGATTACCTCCGGTAGATGCAGACGATGAAATGATTACTATCGATGTTATTGATAGGACCCAAAACATTTTAGGTAAGCGTGGCAGAGCTACAAAAAATGATCCTGGTGCTTTGTTTGAGGCGGCAGAGGATTTAAAGGAATCCGCTGATACGGTTTTGAGGGAACAGGGTAACCAGGGTTATGTGGCAGCGAGAGAATCATACGCAGACTCAGTATCGGTTATCAAAGCCTATGAGCTCGGTCAGAAGATGAAAAACACTACCACTAATGAAGTGATGGATGAGATTGAGAAAAAGTTTTCTGACTTTAACGATAAAGCAAAGCAAGCTTTTAGACAAGGGTATCTTTCAACAGCGGCTGATAAAATTACTCATGCGGGAGGACAGTCGGGACTTGGTATCAGCTATGGTGGTTTAGGCACTCCCGCAGTAAGGCAACGTCAATTCAATTTAATTGAAAAAGCTCCTGGTGGTTTGCTCGAAGAGGCAGTGAACAGAGAACAAACTTATACTGAGACTGCTTCAATTTTATCTCCCCTGGTCAATTCTAAAACCGCATTCTTACGAGCAGCACAAGAAAGTCTCGATAAGTCTACAGGGTTACAGGGAGCGTTAGAGGAATCCATCGCTCCTGATCTGAACGCGGTTAGAAACTTTATAAGCAACGTAGGTGGATTGCCGGAAAATGTTGCTGATGAAATGGGTCAAAGATTATTAAGCACAAATCAAGGAAGAGAGGTTATACAGCGAATGCTCGACTCTGGAAAAATTCCAAGAGAGCTCCGTGACCTTATAACTAATACGGGGCTTGGTCGGCTTTCTACTCGCGCATCTGAAGCTGGAGTAAGAACCCTTGGCGTTGGAAACTTAGTGGAATAAATAATATGCAAGTAATGCTGGCAGCACTCCAAAAGAAGAAAGATGATCTATCTAAAAAAATACAAGATACGCTCTTGGACACTCCCATGGGTGAAGCTTACCAGGGGGTGCAAAACACCATGCAAAACCTGGAACAGAAAAAGATTGATCTGTTACCCCAGGGGGTTTATGACATGGGCTTTGGAAATGCTGAACCTGTAGCGCATCCCAATATTCCCAATGTGTTTTCAGATAGTGTTTCACCGCTGCAAGGGGTAGTAAGCGCAGCAAATATAAACAACCCCGCAGCGAACATGCTCACAGCCGCAACGGGTCCACAACCATTACAGGACGCTTCAAGTTTAGAGGTCAGTTTGACACCAGACAGTCCTCGCGTTCTCACTTCAGACACACAAGCTGGGCCGATGTTACAACAAGAGACTGATGAAGCAAAAAGACAAATAGAACAGGACCAGAAAGAACTCGAAAAAATTGAAAATGAAATCGATAGAAAACAAGGAATGTTAAAAGTGCCGGAAGGAGCCCACCGGGTCGAGGAAATGTTATTAGCTTCTGGGCTTTTGAGGGATCGTGATGAAGATGAAGTTACACAAATTGGTGCTGCTGCACCTATTTATCTGAGTTAAGTTATGGGTAGATTTACAGGTGCGTTAAATTTAGTAAAAGATAAAAAACTTCCAATCGCTGCAACCATCGCCGGGGGTGCTTCCCTGGGAACCAGTGAAGAATCTGAAGCGGGGTTTTATGGTGAGTTAGCAGAAAAAGCTGATTTATTTATGCTTGGCATTGCAAAGAAAATGGAAGCCGCCGGGAAAAATGCACGAGCCATACAAGAAAAAACAAATTGGGTTAAAGGTGTTGATGATAAATGGAGATTCGAGTTATCTGATTATGACCAGGGGTTTGCATCTCCAAATGTTATATCGGAGCTACAAAGGTGGGAGCGACATGGACCTTCCAAAGAGTATAAAGATGAGATAACAACATACCCGGAGGAGCTTGGCTTAACCAATCTATTAGACAATTATCCGCAACTACAAAAACCACCTTATTTAACCATAAAGATAAAACCGGGGAATATGGACACTCGTGGAGCTTCTTTTCACCCTAAGAATAACATAATAGAAGTGTCACCCGGAACGGTTGAACTGAGAGTAGAAAAAGATGTAAACGGTAATTCAACATACAAAACATTACCTCGCGAGAGAGACGATGTGATTCAAGATGTGAGGGATATGGTTTTACATGAAGTGCAACATACAATTCAAGGCATTGAGGATTTTGCACAAGGGGGGAGCCAAACCTACAGCGACAAAATCGCAAGAGCGGTGCTTGAAAAGGAAGGAGAACAATTAAGACCCACGTTTTCAAAAATAGCAAAAGAGTCAGCAACCAGACCGAACTCAAATCTGTATGAAGCAGACCTTATTTTTGATATGGAAAATATTGGGCAGCCGAGATCTTTGTTTGGCTCTGACATGTGGTATAAATATGGAGATAAAGTAACAGAACTCTTAGGGCCTCCCCCTAAATATGGTTCAAGACTGCCCTACGCACAAGAAGCGGGTAAAACTATCGGTGCTATTTTACGCAAGAATGCGTCTTGGAACACGTTAGAACTGCTCGATCAAGGACGTGATGAAGTTAAAAGGGTGTTAAAAAATCAGCAAGCTAAAAATAAAAGAGCTTTCAATAAAATTTCTTGGGATGAAAGAAAAGCTGTTGATGCCTTCCAAAAAAGAAAAGAACAATATGACTTATTACGAAACAACCCGACGCAATATGAAAGACAATATGGTTCTTTACCTTACGGCCAATGGTCGGAGGATACAGCGAATTTAGAGAATTATAGAAAACTGGCTGGAGAAGTTGAGGCTCGTAATGTGCAAACGAGAAGAGATTTAACCCCGGATCAGTTAAGAAATAAATCGTATACTGATACAGAAGATGTCCCTAGAAAATTTCAAATAGCATACACAGTTGATCCGAGTAATAGCATCGAAGCGGCTAGAAATTTAAACTTTAAAGCAAGCGGATCAGCAGATCCTAAACTCCTGGGAGCTTTGGCGGGAGGATCATCTTTAGCTGCTGGTGGATTGTTAATGTCTAACGATGAAGCTTCAAAATCAAAAACTCCAAAAGTTGATTTTTTAAGTAAAGAAGAAAAACAAGCAATCGCCGATAAACTGAAGTTAAGAGAGACAGGTGAAATAATGGCTCTCGATTATCCTTCACTTTATAACCTGGGAAGAACTCTTAACAAGTTTGACACTCCGTTCGGTAATCCCATAGGTGGGGTAGCTGACCTGTTAGAACATCTTGGTACAGGTGGAATAGATTCAAAGAGTCGATACAGTGAAACAGGAATACCCCGGTATGATCTTACTGGTAAGAAAGGTTTGTGGGCTGCACTAGATTTCCTATGACACCAAAAGAATTAAATGAGTGGCGAATCATTCCACGTTTCTTAATCGTCGCTATGACCGTGATGACGTATCGATCTGTCGAGTGGTTTATGACGATCCCTCCTGATCAAATGAATCCCGAAGCAGCCGCCCTGGTGAGTGTGATGACAGGTGCGTTAACGGGTGCTTTTGGGCTGTTTTTGAACAGTGAAACGAGGGATTAAAAGAAGGAAAAACACCCCGGCAAGATTTGTGCCAAGCAAAAAAATAGGGTCCCCTCAGAAATAATGGTAATATTCACAGTGGCAAAATTGTGGCAAGCCGAAAAAACTTCAATTAAATCAATAGTTTAAGTGAGTGGCGTCCCCTAGGGGGACAGGTTCTTACGAAAATCTTGTTACTTTTCAATGATCTACACTGATCGTTGTTAAGTCTCTTTAAGGTGTAGTGCCTTGTATTTTATGTTATTTTGATCCTTATTGGTTGTCATTAGTGTGGCACCAGCGTGGCAAAAAATAGGGGAGAAATAACATGGCTAATATTCGAGTTCGGTGTGGAAAATATGTGGTTCAAATACGGAAAGGAAAACATTCAATACACAAAACTTTTACGCGAAAAAGGGATGCTGAAGAATTCATTATCGACACTGAGTCGCTCATTCAAAGTGGTGCTATTTTTAAGGATAAAGCTCCACTACCAATGGTATTAGATTGGTATCTAAAGGAATATGAAGACAACCTCAGTAAAGATCAGATCAGTATGCTCTTGAGAGCACAAGAGGAGCTTGGTCAATACTCTCTGCATGAGCTCGATGCTAAAGTGATCGAGTCTTGGGTGTTAAATATGAAAAACGCGAAGAACAAAAAGAAAACACCCGCACCAAGCACCCGTCTAAAAAGATTTGTACAACTTAAATCAATCTTACAACACGCGGCTGATGTCAGTACCTTCAGACCAATGATGGATGAGTTCAGAAAATCCGCTGCGAAAATGAACAAGAAAAAAATTGATGGGCATCCAATAATGGGTGACACCCAGGAGCGTGATCGACGATTAACAGATAATGAATTAAAAAGAATTATCTCTGCTGCTCCAACCAAAGATGAGAGATTTGGTTTGATTGTTTGGTTCGCTGTTCACACATCAATGCGAATGGGTGAGATTTTAAAACTTCAATGGAATGATCTTTCTGAAAATGGAAGAACCATTTTAGTGAGAGATAGAAAACATCCAAAACGAAAACACACCGACCGCGTTCCACTGCTTCCCCAGGCTCAAGATATTATCAATCAAATGCCGAGAGAAGCAGTTCAGATTTTCCCACTGGCTGAGAAGAGTATCACCCGGAATTTTTCTGAGGCGGTGAAGAGAATACAAAAAGATGATCCAACTTTTGAACATGCGAGATTTCACGATACTCGGCACGAAGCGATTTCAAGATTGTTTGAAATGGGTTTACACACAACTGACGTTCAGAAATTTTCGGGACATCGATCCCTGGATAATTTGATGCGTTACACGCACCTCAACGCTGAAGAGATTCTTGATTCTCTATCAATGCGTTTAAGTACCACTGAGCCTTCTTCAAATCCTCGACTGAGGGTGATCCATCGGTAGTTTTATATCTCCATCGGTGAAGGTATTTCTTTACGTTACCTTCCAGGTAATAGGTAAAACCTTCACCGAGGTTATCTTTTAAATATGTTATGCACTCTATCCCGCCCTGGTTGTAATGGGGTGGGTGGTTAACCATATCACTCATGCTGATTTTTCCAACTCAATCATTCCCTCGTTACTTTTTTCTTCAAAAAATCGATGAACAACTTTCTTGTCAGCAACACGAATTTTTCCAATCCGATACGTAGGAACGGGGAATCGCTCTCTGGCGATACAGGTTCGTACACCATTTAGTGTCATACCAAATAATTCAGCTAACTCTTCGAGCTTATAAAATTGTCTTTCCATTTTTCTACCTTAAAAATATAAGTTATTAATTTTTAGCCACGCATACTTTCGGCATTCGGATAAATTAAATTGCCCGAACGCCAGGGCCTCGCTTTTTCTTCCTTAAATATCGCTAAATTGGATTCGATTGGGCTAAGAAGTGCTCTTTCGTTTCTGTGGATTTCAACCACATAGCATGGCCCGACGGACTCAATAAAAATCTGACGTTCTCTTATATCGTCAGAGTGAAATGAGGTGAACTGATATTCAAGGCCGCGTGGAAGTTCATAAGATATTACTCCCGTCACCCAACCGCTAAAATTTTCCGGCGGGATTTTTGCGCGAAATAATCCGTCCCGTGGAAACTTGTTTTTCCCGGTGCTGTCATAATCCATATGGAGGACATTCATTCCTTCGACATACAGCCCGGCGGTGTCGCGACTTTTCATTGCGGTCATTACTTCAACCCGGACATCGTAGGCATCGCGCTTAGTTATAATTACAGCATCGGTATGCTCACGATTATAAACTGGGCTCCAGTTCAGTCCAAGCTGACATGCTTTTCCACACCAGGCGTATATCGCCTGAGTTCTTGTCGAGACTTCTTGAACTTTCTGATGCGTCAGTTCTTCGTTTTCGTTCGATGCTTCCTCTCCCCAGGAGAGCCAGCACAAACTTACGCCCAGCACCTCGGCTATTTTCGGCAGTTGATTCCAGGGGACTGCTTTTCCATTGAACCATTTGGATGCAGCTTGCTCAGAAACTCCCACCTTCTCAGCTAACCACTTTTGTTGTCCACCACGCTTATTTCTACCGCTCATGGGGCACTCTTCAGACTCAATACATGCCTCTATTAACCGATCCTTAAATGAGCTCATTTCTCCTCTCCGTCAGAATTAAATCCACCAAGAGTGGAGTATCTACCAAAAAGAATGAAGCATCAAGATTTATATTATGTTTCATTAAGCTTTATATGCGTCTAAGACGCTGTCCTGTATTGTCAATTTGTCGTTTAGCGCAGTGTTTACCAGTGTTTCAGCCCGACAGTCGGTCAATAAATGTATTACCCGGACAGGATTTGTCTGGCCTTGGCGATGCAACCGTGCGTTGAATTGCTGGTAGAGCTCCAACGCCCAGGGAAGTCCGAACCACACCACCACATTTCCACCCCGTTGAAGATTTAATCCGTGCCCGGCACTGGCGGGGTGGGCCAGCAAAACCGGGATCTCTTTGTTGTTCCAGGCGTCGATTGTTTTAGGCTGTTTACCCAGAAGCTTTGACCCTTTTACTCGACTCAAAATCCTACGGACATCTGAGCGATACTGAAACGCTACCAGGATTGGCTCGTTCGCTGTCTCACAAATCTCTGCCAGGGCATCCAGCTTCCCGGTATCGATCTCAGTGAAGCTGTGGTCTTCATGGTAAATGGCACCGTTGCATATTTGTAATAGTTTTCCAATTTTAACGGCAGCGTTAGCAGCGGTAATCGTTCCTTGTTCCAACTCGATTATGAATTGCTTCTCCATTTTTTTGTAAAGATCGAGTGCTTTCTTTTTGAGTGTTACTTCAACAAAACTATCCACCCGGTCGGGCAGTTCCAGGTACTCATCCGCAGACATCCGAAGAACCACATCACGGATCTTTTCTTTCATCGCCTCAACCCGGTCGGGTCTAACCTGGTATTGCCTCCAACTTGGGTTGCCATAAATGGTGCAATAGTTTTCTAAAAATTTTGTTTTCGTATCTCCGAGTCTTTCACCTTTATCTAACAAATAAATTTGAGGCCACAAATCCATTAAAGAATTCGGGGCGGGGGTCCCGGTTAGTTGTACCATCCGATCTATTTTACCGAGAACTTTTCGTAACGACTTCCATCTTTTTGCGGCTGAACTTTTAAAGCTAGAGCTCTCATCAATCACCACCGTTTCATAGGGCCATTTTTGCCCGAAGTGGGTGACTAGCCAGGGGACCATTTCCCGGTTAATTAAATGAATAGGGGTTTCCATGGTGACTGCATGTTCGCGTTTTGTAGGGGATAACCCAGACAGTTGCGTGTAAGACAATCCGGTTAAATGGTCCCAGGTTTTCATTTCAGTGGGCCAGGTATGAGTGGAGACTCTAAGCGGTGCGATGATTAAAATCTTATGAGCTTGTGAGGTGTCGAGCAGTTCTTTTATCGCTGTAAGTGTTGCGGC